AACTTACAATAAAGCTTTGCCAGCTAACTTGGGTACTTCTGACGGAACAGCAAACCAAGCATTTACTATCTACCAGCCAGGAGTCGTAGACAGCTCTATCTATGTGTACGTAGGACAGAGCTCAGCCTTTAGCACCTGGACATATGCAGATAACCTACTAGAGTACAGCCCTACAGACAACGTGTTTACTACACAACGTCTTTCAGACGGCACACTTAAGATTGTATTTGGTGATGGTGTTAACGGAGCTATTCCAGCAGCTAACCAAACTATCAGCTCAGTGTTTAAGAGCAGCGTAGGAATTGCAGGAAACATCAAGTCTCTTGCTGTAACAGAAGTCACATTTCTTCCTGGTAACTTAGATCCTCAATCTACCTCATATCTTACAGTTTCAAATGCTTTAGCCTCTACTGGTGGGGCAGATGCCGACAAGCTAGACGGTATTAGGGCTAAGATTAAATCTGCGGTATCAACACGTCGTAGAGCCGTAACACTAAAAGACTACTCTGACCTTGCTCTTATGGTATCCCAGGTAGGAAAAGCTAACGCTTCTGCAAGCGTATACTCTTCTGTAAACCTATACCTGCAGACACAAGAAGATGGAAACGCAGCCCCAGGATATAACCAGTGGGTTATTAGCAATGCTGTAGGCTCAGGAACTGCCATTACTTACACAATTGCTAACTCTGGAAAGCATTCTCTTGCTGTAGGAGATGTTGTAAACATCAGCGGTATCTATATTGTAGGCACCCCACCAACTACAAGCTATAACCTTCAAGGCGCTACTGTTGCCTCAGTCTCTACAGATATGAATTCGTTTACAGTTACAAGTACTGTTACAGGTACCTATGACAACACCTCTACAGTGTATGGTAGTTCTAGAACTGGCCTTGTAATTAAGATCTCCAACTCTGGTGGTGCCGCTACTACCACAAACTGGAACACTATCAAGACAGCTGTTGCCGCATACCTTGCAGACAAGACCCCCGCAGGCATCACAGTAAACGTACTACCACCAACCTATGTACCAGTCTATCTAACTTCTACAGTCACTATTGCGTCTTCTTATAAGCAGTCTGATGTAAAGCTTGCTATCTATCAGGCTATGCTTGGAGCTAACGGCTACTTTGCATATAAGAACAATACGTTTGGTGACACACTGTATCTATCTAACGTTACTAGTGCTATTCAGTCTGTGCCTGGAGTGCTGGCAGTTAACGTTACTCAGTTCTCTACAGATGGATCAACATCGACAACAGCTTCTATTGCACTAAGTTCTAATCAAATCCCATACCTAACACCTACCAATTTAGTATCAAACATTACTGGTGGAATTTCCTAAGGAGAGCTAAATGGCTAAGTACGGCAGTAGTAGATACGGATCGGGTTTTAAATTTGGTGAAGTATCTGCAATCAGCGTTTACTACAATTCTGGCATAACAGCCAGCCTTGTAGACTACAACAAGATATCTATATCCTGGTCTAAGTTTTCTTACGACCCTGCAGATGGAACCCCCACATACTGGAAGCTTGTAAAGAGCTATGCCGGTTCTTTAGATAACCCTGATGATGCTGTTATGATTGCCGGAAACACCTACGGAAACTTTGTAACCAGCGCAGTAGATATCTTGACCGACACAATGGGCAAAGAAATTAACTACTCTCTTTGGGTGTTTAACGGATTAAAGTGGATCGCTTGTGGAAACTCGTATGTAGTAAACACTGTCGATGACTACTCTTTAGTTAAGCTCACTAGGTGGATCCCTAGAGCTTGGTTAAACGTAGACTCTTACTTGGTAGGAGATGCCACTGGAGAATACTCCTCTGGAGATCTACTTAACTTCTTATCTGCTTTCAGCCTGCAGTACGACATGTTTAGATCAGAAGCTAACCTTCTAGTCAACAGCATGAATAAGTCGTATTCTCCATCTCCTATTGTTAATGCAAAGATCTTGGACTATGGCTTTGAGTATGAACCGGTACTGGGCGACTCTTATCATAGATCTTTAGTGGGAGTATCTAACGTAGTTAATGCGTATAAGGGAACCTATACAAGTATTAACAGTTACGTTACAGGACTTACACACTGGCCATCAAAGCTAACACGCGGTCACAACATAATGCTTGACTACAACGACGCTTCCTTTGAGGAATCTACGGGTCGATGGGTCGCATCAAGTGGAACCTTTGCAGCTAAAACATTTGCTGCTGAAAGCTTAAGCCCTCTAGGTAACTACTCAGTTTTGTTTGATCCTACTACAAAGCCTAGACTCCTAGGATTTGGACAGCTAACTACTGCAGCAACTACGGCAGTTACTCTTACCCTCCCTAGTTCTTCAGACATTGTGTCAAATGGCATTGCTGTTCGCCCAAATACTCGTTACGTATTTAGTGGTTGGGTCCTTCAAAGAGATGCTAACGCCGCTACAGTTACTGCCACTATATCTTGGTATAACGTTTTTGGAGCACTGATAAGCACCACAGCTACCCCAACAGCATTAACAACTACCTCATCATGGCTAGAGTTTACTTCTAAATCTGACTCAGGAAGAAACGGAATTAAGTCTCCGTCTAATGCTGCTTTTGCTAAGGTTGTTATTACGGTCACTCCTGCATCAGCTACCTCTAGTAGATTTGCTTTTGATCTGTTCCAGTTTGCTGAATATGATAGAAGCTTTGAGTATCAAGACCCTAAGAGAATTGGTGTTACTGTAAGCGGAGATAGGGTTAACTATATTCCTAATGGTTCTTTTGAATCTGGAATAGGATCTTGGTCTGCCTATAACGGCAACCTATCAGTAGATACTACAACTACTTTAGGCGTCACATTTAGATCTACTCTTAGCCCAGAGATTTCTTCTCTTGTTCTTACTGCTACTGGTTCAGCACCTGTCTACTCTTCTGACTGGATGCCGGTTCCTCCTGGAGCTACCCTTACGGCTTCTGCTTGGGTTATGGGCTCAGCTGCTCGTCAGGCAACCATAAGTCTTGAGTTCTCAAGTCAGGCAACTGAAAGCGCACAGTCATCTATTATCAACGACCCTACATATGGTCAGTACTACCCTATGACATCAAACGTTAACCTATCTCAGTTTAATACTACTGATGTTACTAGCGTAACTTCTGATGGCACAACTGTCACATATACAGCAGCAAACACTTTTGTTGCTGGACAAAAGGTAACTATTACCGGTGTCAACCCAACATCATTTAACCTCTCAGGCGTAACAATCGCCAGCCGCACATCTACTCAGTTTACTGTTACTAATTCTGCTTTAGGTACATATGTTGAAGGTGGGTCTGCCTACGTTTCATCAACTACTTTATCTACAACCGCAGCCAACTTAATATCAGCTACGGCTATCGTTCCACCGTACTCTAAGGATGCGGGATACCCACTAGCTAAAGTAAATGTTTATTTCCCTGATGGCGTGTCTGCCGATAAGTTCTGGTTAGATGGCGTTATGGTTACAGAAGGAACCTCAGCTAAGCCATTCTTCTGTGGATCAGGCGGTCTAGTTCCTAGCAATCCAACTACCTCTACCTACTACTCTATTAATGATACTAAGTGGGAGATCAAGAACAAGTATAACTTTGTAGCTAACCCTTCCCTTGAAGCAGGTACTGTAGGGGCTTTGCCTACGGACTGGAGTGGAACAGGATTTACTAAGGTATCTACAGATAACTCTATGGGACCTTTATACAACACATACTTTGGCAAGCTAACCTTTACAACTACTGGGTTTGCTGTAGCTAACTATTATCTTCCATATGCGGCTTTAGGTGGAGAAGACTTTACTGTCTCAGCCTATGTGCGCAACTGTGCTGGAACGTATACTATTGGAGGAAACACTTTTATAGTATCTTCTGCCGACGCTAGTAGCTGGAAAAGAATTTATGGAACTATTCAGCTTACCGCAGGAGCAACTACTGGAACGTTTTCTATTGCCGTAGCTGCTACAGGAACTAACACTGTCCACATTGACGGTGTTCAAGGAGAATACGGCCGCGTAGTAAGTAAGTTTGTTGATCCACTGGATGCTGCTACAACAGTATTTACTAATCCGGTTAACACAGCTAAAACCTTTTACGCTGCTCAGTCAGAAAGTACTGGCGGGGGAAAGAGTACCTGGTTCTACAACTACTCTGTTAAGAGCAATCGTCTAAACGTAAGTACTGGAAAGTACATAATGAATGGCGCTAGCTGGGCTCTTAAGACTGGCTACCCTACAGAGTCATACAGAGATCTTACTGAATCACTAATTCCTTCTAACTCTTTTGAAAAAGATCTAGGTGAGTGGACAGCTACAGCTAACGCCACACTAACTAGAAGGTTAGCTAAAGGGTACTACTTCTCTGATACTGTTACACAAGGACAGGCATATTGCCGAGTTGGATACAACCTTACAAACAGTTCTGCTGATTACTCTATTACATCAGGTAAGATTTACATCAATGCTGATGGCGGATACTATGCGTCTGCGGCTCTTAGAGTTGCGTCTACGTATTCTGTTGGAGATACCTTCAAGCTGCGTGTTGACTTCTATGATGGTAATGACAACATGATGCCGGTCTATACAGATAACATTACCGGACAGCTTACTACAAGTAAGTTTGCTGGAGACGGCACAACTAATACTGCAGCTACATTAGCAACCATTAGAACAGTATCTATTGCCCCTACTACAACAGACCGCTGGTACTATCTATCTAAGACCTTTAGTGCTGGAAGTATCCAGGGCGCCGTGTATGCGATAGTAAGTATTACTTCTAGCCCTGTTGCTAACAACTTCTCAAAAGCCTTCGATGTTGACAGAGTTGTCTTTAGACAGTAGAATGTTTTATATGGGCACATTATTAATTTCAGCATTAGCTGCCGCTTGTATCTTATCTGCGGTAGAGGCGTTTATACTTCCTCTAGGTAAATGGCGGGGATTATTAGGTATTGTACTTAACACTATCTTTTGTCTAACTCTAGAGGTAAAGCTTAGGTTTATGGTTCCTTACGTATTGGGAGCAACCTTTATTGGATTAACACTCTCCCTGTTAGTAGAGCAGATCTTTACAGGATTACCGAAAGGCGATTTGCCAAAGCGCGTCCCACCGCGGTAGAATATTTATTAAGGAGGGTACATGCAATCACCATATTCAAACCCCTACTTGTCCATGCGGGCACGGGGTTTATTCGCATACTATGTAGAGCTAGGCAGAGTAGTAGCTGCTGACGAGCTCTCTGCTGTCATGCCCGAAGGACGAGACGCCGTTCAAGGCGCGATCAATGAGCTACGCCGAGCCAACTATATTCGCACCACCCGAGAGTGGAACGGCACCAAATGGTTCAGCGTTATGAAGTTTACAGATGAGGCAAAACGCCTGATAGGTCTGAATACCGGATTTTCAGGGCTCTTATCTGTCTCTACTACTGCTGTGACTAGTACTAGTGATATATCTACTATAGACAATGCTATATATAAAGATACTAACGTATCTTTATATATATTGGGAGCCGAGCTCCCAAAGGAAAAAGAGGATGAAATGAGTTGGAATCTTGACGAGGAAGACCCTCAGCCCAAGAAGAAGTTTAGATTCGAGGCAGAAGATGACTCTGTTGGGGCTGTGGGCAAGATTGAAGACAAGAAAGCTATGCGTCAGGCTAAGTATGGGGCGGTTCCCAACTCAGTCACGCATCGCAGTAACAAGCCGGAAGAAGACTGGAACACTAACGACCTGGTTGCAGAGTTCGCTTTGTTGCTTGGGCAGAGTTCTGCCGGCCATCTCACCATGCAGTTAAACACAAGATCGCTTGCGCTATGGATTAATCAACACGTGGGCAAGGGGGCGACTAGACAACAGATGCTCTCAGCTATTAGAATGTTCTTTGAGGACCCACGTAATTTGCACGAAGCTGGAACAGGACTTCCTATCTGGCGCAGGTTCGTAGCAAGGTATCAGGTTCTAGAAGGCAAGGCAATCGAAGAGAAGCCAGACTACGAAGTCAACAAGGCTCATCAAGAAAAGATGTTGCGTTTACTAGGAGGTAAGTAATGTTTGATCTCAAGAAGGAGTCGCCTACAGTCAGGCACCTGATCACTGGGGCTAGAGTTCCTATGAAGACCGTTGGCATGGACTTCTCAGACCTGGACAATTCAGAGGCCAAGGAGCTCGTCCAATCCTGGGTCAGTACAGTCCAATCTGGAGTGGTCATTAAAAGCCCTGGAAGCCCCTCTAGCGGCCTTGGCATCCTATTACTGGGAGAACCAGGTCACGGCAAGACCACAATGGCTTCTGTGGCCCTTCAAAGCCTTATTAGGACTATGCAGATTCCAGGGGTGTTCTTGGACTACCCGAAGTTCCTACGGCTCGAGCAGGAATCCTGGGAGGATCCTGAGGTCAAGGAGAAGATGCGGGAGATCTTTGGAGATGCCAAGCATTCTTTGCCGCTCCTTGTTCTAGATGATCTAGGCAAGGAACATACAACCCAGTCACGTTGGGCAGAGAATACCTTTGACGCAGTATTGCGTTCTAGGTTCAACGCTGGTTTACCTACGATCATTACATCAAATGTTTCTTTAAAGGGTTGGCGCAGTGCATATGGGTCATCAATGGAGAGCTTTGCCCATGAAGCATTTATAGAGGTTAAGGTAGAATCTGACAAGGGGGATCGCCGCAAGTGAAAGAGTCTAACGTGTACTGGATGATTACTCAGATCTTTTTATCTGAGACAGGTGTGCATGAGGTTGATGTTCACCATAGCTCACACAAGCTTCGCTGTAACTGTATCGGGTACACCACTCGAGGAAACTGCAAGCACACTAGGTTTGTAAAAGAACGCATGAACAAAAACGGTGGCGTATATCCTGTAGAGATTTCTAACAAGATCGACAGAGAGACCAGCATCGCTGCCAGTGAGAATCCAGAAGCGTTCCGAGAGTTGCTGGTAAAGTACGGCAAGATTGTAACGATTTAGTCATGCGGGGGGGCGACATTTCAAATGAGATCCCTATGCGAGTTGCGGTTTCTTTAGACTGCTTACTTGTTAGAGAGACTAAGTTCAATAAGGTGATGGGCATATCCGTTCCTTATGTAGAGACAACTTACAACCGACAGGCGTTGTCTCATTTCTGGAGGTTCAGGGATAAGCACGGTTACACATTAGAGCTTGTGGGCTTTGGTATTTCCCAAGCATCTATGGATGATGTGCTTGAAGACCTAGACAATCTAGGAACAAATCCGTTTAACTATGCAAAGGCTTATAACGTAGTTGCAGATCTTGTAGCTGAACTTCCTTACCGGCCAGAATTAAAGCATGTAATTGATATACCTGATCGTGCGCTAAGATACGGTCACTGGTTTCTGAGGGAGGGGGATACATATGGCGGCTAATAATGAAGAGCGCTTGTTATACAAGGCGATTCGTAGCAGAGATATAAAGCCGTTACTTGAGTGCGGGGTACAAGAAGACTGGTTCTTCAATGATCTCAACCGTCAAGTATGGAAGTTTATTTCCAAGCACAATGAGAAGTACGGAGAGGTTCCTACAGCCGTAACGGTTAAGGATAACTTCCCTACACTAAACGGTGGGGAAAAGCTTCCTATTGTTGAGGACTCTGTTGAGTACTTGATCGATCAGCTAATTGAGTTCCGCAAACGTCAAAAGACTATTGATGCTCTGCTGGAGGCGCAACAGGCTGTCTCACAACAGGATCACAATACCGCTCTGCAGACCATGGCCTCAGCAGCGCAGATCTTGATGAACGATAATCAACGAGACTCTTCTGATGAGAACCTCAGCGATGATCCTATGCAACGTTACGATGAGTACATGGCTATCAAGACTCGTCCTAATGGGTTGCTTGGTTTGTCTACCGGGTTCAGAACTATTGATGAGATTACCTCAGGGGTTATGAAGCAGCAGCTGTGGACAATCGCTGCTCCACCTAAGACCGGTAAATCTGTGCTCGCCATGCAGATGGCTATCAAAGCGCAGGATGAGAACCAGCGGGTTATGTTCCAATCGTTTGAGATGACCGCTCGTGAAATGAAGACACGTTACGATGCTATGCGTGCACACTTGTCTCACAAGCGTTTGATCATGGGTGCTTTAAATCCTGATGAGGAGAAGCGCTACTTAGATCACTTAGGTATTGCTCGTGATGACTTTTGGATGCCTGATACTGTGGCGTCTAGAACTATTACTGGGCTCTGCGCTAAGGTAGAAAAGTACAATCCCGATATCCTATTCGTGGACGGTATGTATCTTATGTTTGATGAAGAGACTGGCGAGACTGAGAGCGAACGTTCTCTTCGTAGTCTTACTCGTGGCATGAAGCGTGTAGCACAGCGCTACGACATTCCGGTTGTGGTTAGTACTCAGACCCTGCGCTCTAAGATGCGTGGAGGAAAGGTTACTGCCGACTCTATCGGATACACATCATCGTTCTTACAGGACTCAGATATCGTTTTGGTTCTGCAAAGACAGGATGAAGAAGACGATACATCTCGTTCTTTAACTGTAGCAGCAAGTCGTATTTCAGGTATGGGTTCTACAGATCTACTGTGGGACTGGGAGGAGGGTCGCTTTGAAGAGTACGCAGCTTTTGCAAATATCCAATCCATTTAATGGTACTCAGCTCTGTGTAGATTACGACACAGATATATTTTTTCCAGACACTTATGAAGAGGAAGACGTAGCTAAGGCTAAGAGTATCTGTTCTGATTGCTGGATGCAGGATGCCTGTTTACAATTC